AGCTTGGGAGAATAATATGACAGCTTTTAGAGAGAATTATGCCTCTCAGAGAACTCATGAAGATTTAGTAAAACTAGAGAATAGGATACAATACTTTCTCTCTAGTGGTACTGATCCTAAGAGTTATGCGACTCTTGTAGCTAACTGGGCTAATAAAGCAGCAGAGTTTCCTTATCATAAGGAGGAATACTGGTGTAAGATTATACGCTCTTGCTTTAATGACTCTAAGATGTTCTCTACTCCTATAGCTGATATAAGAGAAGTAAAGGAGTACTGTGAACAGAACATAGAAGCAGGATCTATATACTTCCATGCTCTTATGAGCACGCTGCGAGAAGGTTCGGCTAGACATACTAACTTCTTAGGTCTAGGTTCCACAGCATCTAATAGTTTAGGTTACACTCTCTTACCTTCTGACACTACTAAAGATCAGACAGAGGTAGAAGCCATCATAGCTAAAGCTCCAGTAGAGGCTCCAATAAGAGCAGACTATGAATCTGATCTAGCCTTTATAAGAGCTAAACTAAGGTATAGAGTGGCAATCACGCATAAGAAATCAACATCTAATAATACAGGAAACTAAACTATGAAACACTCTAACTACAGAGCACAAAACACACAATACTCTCTCCTTCCAGCAGCAGATGCACTTACCATTTATGGTGTACCTAAGTCTACAGCTATCTATATGAGTCAGAATTACTGGAGCATAGGAGAAGAATATAGAGATCTATTTAGTGACTATTATATCTTACGCTGGGCTGCTTCTTACTTTCAAGAGAAACTACATGAAGGTACTATAAAAAGAGAAGGTATAACCTATCAAGTAGTATACCATAGATGTAACTCTGCCACTATAGGTAGAGGTAATCAGCAACTCTTACTCTCTTTCAGAAAGCTACAAATTGAGTATAAAGCTCAAGCTGTAGTATTGGTGACAATAGCATGAATAAGCTAAGAGTGTGGGTACTCACATTAGAGTTAAAGTATTTATGCTTTAAGCTGGGCATTGTAATACTCAGACGTAAGTATTTACTAAGAAAGAAGAATGAACTTAAAAGGAAACTAGGATTATGAGTGTTATAAGTAAGAATAGAATGGCAGAATTATTAGCTAAGAGTAGAGAGAAGAAAGTACCAGAGATACCTCCAGAGGTTACTCCTCCTTCAGCTCTTGTTATGGAGTCTACAGCCCTAACATTAGGGAGACTAAGAGCTAAGCTGTTAGCAGGGAAAGGTACTCCTGGAAGAGTAACTCCTCCAGCTTCTTCCCTTCCAGAACCAGAAACTCCTGAAGCTCCTGAAACTCCTACTCACACTGGCATGGATGGTAAGTTAGTAACTTATAACCAGAAACAGCAAGAATTTATATCTCTTGTAGCTTCTGGTAAGTCCTGCGTACTCATTGGTGCGGCAGGCACAGGTAAGACTACTGCTACACAAGGAGCTAATCAAGCATTACTACAAACGGGTAAGGTTCCAATACTCCAAGGCTGTCAACATAAGCATCTTAAGGATGGTACGCCCGGAATACTTCTTATATCTTATACTCGTCGTGCTGTAAACAATATAAGAAAAGTACAATCTGATGAGCTTAAGAATAACTGTATTACATCTCATAAGCTATTAGAGTATGCGCCGGAATACTATGAGATAGAAGATCCTATTACTGGTATACCTAAAAAAACTATGCGCTTTGAGCCTATGAGAAATGAGCATAACCCGCTACCTGCTACTATACATACCATAGAAGTAGAAGAAGGCTCTATGTTATCTACAGAACTGCATGCAGAAATTACCGCAGCATTAGGTCATGATATACAGTGGATCTTTATAGGAGATATAAACCAGTTACCTCCTGTCTTTGGTCCCGCTATCTTAGGTTTTAAGATGAATGAACTACCTGTAATAGAGCTTACAGAAGTCTATCGCCAAGCTCTTGAATCACCTATCATAAGACTAGCTCATAGAATCCTTAGCGGTAAACCTATCCCTGTCTCAGAGTATGCTTCATGGAAAGAAGAAGGTAAGCTTACAATACACCCTTGGAAGAAGAAACTACACCCTGATATGGCCTTACAGACCTTAGCCGCATTCTTTAAAGCAGCTTATGATAAAGGCACCTATAACATAGAAGAGGATATGATACTTATACCTTATAATAAGTCCTGTGGAACTATAGAGCTTAATAAGCATATAGCTAATCATATAGCTAGGAAGAATCTATCCATCACCTATGAAGTAATGGCGGGGTTTAATAAGCATTACTTCTCTGTAGGAGATAAGGTCTTATATGATAAGGAAGATGCAGAGATACAAGAGATTAGACATAATAAGACTTATACAGGAGGTAGAGTACAGCCTGAATCAGATAGCTTAGACTACTGGGGTTATAACTCTAATCCTGAAGCTGCTTATTCCTCTAAAGCTGGGGCTGATATGAGTGCAGAAGATGTAGACTTACTCTTAGAGCAGGTAGCTTCCTCTGAGGATAGAGTAACTCAGGCATCCCATACTATAATTGTAAGGCTCCTAGATACAGGGGTAGCAGTGGAGATATCTAAGGCCGCAGAAGTTAATAACTTGCTTCATTCATATGCGCTAACCGTACATAAGGCACAAGGCTCGGAGTGGAGAAAGGTATTCTTCTGTCTGCACCAGTCTCATGCAACTATGTTACAGAGAGAGTTGCTATATACAGGAGTTACTAGAGCAAGAGAAGAGCTCTATGTAATATGTGAACCGGAGAGTTTTACTAAAGGTATAATAAGCCAGAAGATTAAAGGTAACACGCTGGCTGAGAAGGCAGAATTCTTTAAAGGTAAGGAAAGGAAGGAGAAAGGATAATGGCTTATACTTATTGTAGTAAGTGTGATAAAGAGTTAGATCAGCCATCTCCTAGAGAGATATTAGAGCAAGAGATAACATGCTCTTGTGGTAAGGTCTTTGAGATGAGTGACTATGAAAAGACAGAATTTCTCATAGAGTTAGAAGAAAGAGTAAAAGCTATAGAGGAGAGACTAGCATGAGACTATTTGATATAAGCTCTTGGGCATTACTCATTACATTAGCTACCTCCTTAGTCTATATGGAGATTCCCTATGTATTTGGACTTCTTATAATGGTTATTGTAGGACACGCTATAGACGAGTTAGCTAGACTCTAACCTAAGAACAAATCAGCGCTTGACACATACCAACACCATGATACACTACCTACTCAAAGTTGCAGGATCTTTCCCTAAAACCTGCAAACAAACCTTACTAGCTAGTAAGATTTATATATAAATCTCTTATAAGGAAAGTATAACAATGAATGACAACACAGCACAAGACACAGAACTACAAGCAGAAACACCTAACCCTGTTGCTGCTACCGGCCCTGTAACTATCGTGGCCACTAACCCAACAGCGGAAGAAATGAAAAATCTCTGTGAAAACCTTAAAGTTAACCATGACTTCAAGGTAGATGTAAAGCCTATTCGCTTTAACTTTAAAAAACAGAAAGACAAAAGTAGCGGTATCGAAACCATCCGTGAAGCTGTAGACTTAGCTCTGCCTGTACCTTCTGTCGAAGGTATCATCGATATCCTGCAAGCTACAGATGAAGATGGTAAGAATAAGCAGCTTGAACTCCTGCAAGATGCTATCGAAGGCGTAATTACAGCTATTGCCCGTGATATCATCTCAGAAGATCATAAGATCAATGCATCTAACTTTCCTATTGATAAAGTGTCCTGGAACGCTATCGCTAATATGCCTAAAGCACAGCGTCGTGGCGGCGGCATTCCTAAAGAAGTATGGGAAGCTTTTGCACAAGATTACATCGAAGTCATGCCAGAAGTTACTGGTAAAGGTGTTGACCAGGTATCTCGTGCAGCGAGCTTATTCCTTAATAAGCTTTCTAGCGTTCGTACAGCAGAGCCTATTCTGCTACTTCTTATCGATCAGCTTGCCATCTATGCTGAAAACTCTCCTAACATTGAGGAATATAAAGAGTGTGTTGAGTTCTTACTGAACAAAGCAGACACTTTCCTCAATATCTCTCCTGAAGACCTGCTTGCTAATCTATAGGGGTATAGATAAGTAAGAATCTTCAAGGTTCTTGTATTAGCTCCCGCCATCTGAATTTATTATATCCTCTTAGTCAGATAAGAGTATGTAGTAAAGGTGGGAGCTATCTTAAAAAGAGACTCTTTGTATAAGATGACTACCGCTCCCCAGCTTCCCCGTCATCTAGTATAGCTAAGACCTCCCCTCTTAGTTGTATGCATGTACAGAGAGTCTCCCTTTAAGATACAGAATGATACAGATACAAAGTAGTAATAACACCAGTAACAACTCTTAGTAGCGAGGTAATGTGAGACAGTATCAGCCCATATGGGAAGAGATTAAGAAAAAGAAGATGGCTACTATAGTAGCTCCTGCTTTCTCACATAAGAAGATAATACAAGCTGTAATGAAAGAACGCTGTGAAGATTTAGCTTTCCGTAACCTACTTAGAAAAAAGAATATAGTAATGAGATTAGAGAAAGAAGCAGATGCAGAGAAAGGACTTATAGAATTCAGATTAGTAGTCTTATATAGAGGAACACAAATAGAGGACTTATAAGAGTATGGTAGTGATTGATTATGTTACTGGATATACTGATACTACATGCACTAACATTGCTGCTTACTGTGATACACGGATAGTATCCATCCGTGCCCTTCCAGCTCATATGTCTTACTCTCTACCTAAGTTAAAGATACCTATTCGTAAGGGGCCAAAACAAGACTGGTATATACCCCTATATGCGTTACCAAAAGGCCAGTCTCCTAGAACTAACCGCCCTCTTCAGAGAGCTTCAAGTTATGGCTGACTACTCTAGCCCTCAGAAGTAACTGATATAGAGAAAGAGCTACCCTTATATGCGAGAGGGTTATGGTGAAGGGTAGCTCTTTTATAAGATATAATTTAGAAAATATAGGAGGTATAAATTATGAGTAAGCCAGAAGATACAATCATAATGAATAAAGCCAGCTTTACTAAAGCCATTGTATATGGTATAGGTAATGCAGTGCTTGTACCTTCAGATAAGATCGAACAATGGTATGAACAGAATGCACATAAGCATATGGCTTATGCTAATTACTTATTTAGTATAGAGCTTAAGAGACAAAGGAGTCTATAATCTATGAACTGGAAACCTATAAGTACAGCTCCCAAGAATACAGCTGTTTTGCTCTTCTCAGAAGATTTCATCGATGAGGACTTTAACCCTACTGGAGTAGTTGATGGGCACTGGAGTGATGACACAGAATGGACTATATGGCAATGGAATGGGTATCAAGACTGCTTTGATACTATTAATAATGTCAATCCTACCCATTGGGCACCTAAGCTCTCTCCTATAATAAAAGCAGAAGAGGATAATCTATGAGCACGCCAGCGCCTAATCAAGCATTCGCTATACAAGAGAAACTAGCAACCTTAGAGGAGGCTCTTACTAATAGCACTCCGGGCATAGCTACACTCTTACGAGACATACACTCTTCTCTTAAGAAAGATCCAGATGTAGTTACTCTCCTAAGCGAGGAAGAGTGTGAGATTCTGGTGCGTGGACTTAAGAAACAGACAAGTACAGAGATAGCTGTATCTGCTATGAAGAGTAAGGGAGCTAAGCCTCTTAAGAAAACTACACTGGATGACTTATAGCTATGGGTATGGCTGATACCCCTAATGATGTTTTTGATGACTCCCTTGGCACTGTAACCTTCATAGCTAAGAAACTCTCTAAGAGATTAGACTGTAATATAAACATAGGCAGGATAAAGAAAAAGACAAACACAGCTGTATTAGTAATAGCTTTATTTCATATAGACGGTGAGACTTGCTTAGACTCATTCACATTAGAGCTAGATACAGAGTTCTTTAATGAGCTTGCAGCTAAAGACACTCTATTCACTCTAGTAGAGGATACATACCTACAGCTTATACAAGATGAGTCTGACCCTCTTATAGACACGCACTAGAATCAGATATGAATGCCTCTAGCCCCTCTAACTTAAGCTCCCGCTTGTCCTCTCTAAGAGAGAGTGTAAATACAAGTGTGCGTAGCGAAGTTAAGAGCTCTACACCCTTAGCTACATTCCTGCATATTTATAATAGTGCATGGAGAGAATGTTATACAGATTATATGGAGGGAGCAAAAGTATTAGCTTCCTTCTTAGCTCCAATAGAGATACCAAATACAAAGAGTGCTTATACTCCTCCTACTATGGTATGCGGTTATGAGATGACAGAGTTAGCTAAGCATCTTACAGGCTATAGGATTAATAAAGACCTAGGAGCAGTAAGGAACGCAGAGAGAGCTATACTATTAAGTATATTAGAGAATTTAAGAGAGGGAGAATAGGTATGATACATTATAGAACTTATATGCAGGCATTAAAAGCTTACGATGAGTATGTAAGATTAAACTACCCTCCCCGTGAATGGTTTAGATAGTAATGAATAATTCATTAGATGATTTCCTAGGTTCAGATCTAATAGAATCAGAAGTCTATGAAGAGATAGAAAGATCTTACAGATCAGGCGAGTTAGCTACATTCTCCGGTATCGATCCTCGGCTGCAACTTATCTCTCACTCTTCCAGAACTACTCTACATAAGTGTCCTCGTAAATTCCAACTCTATCGCCTGAACTCTAAAGACTCAGGTGAAGAAGATAAAGAGCAGGGAGTAACCTTTGCTTATGGTCATGCTGTAGGAGTAGGTATCCAGAGTGTATTAGAAGGTAAGACAGAGACTCAAGTATGTATAGATATGCTCTTATCATGGGAAGTAGATCTCTTAGATAGAAATGATAGGCAGAAGAAGTCTTTCTGGGAAGCTATCTTTGCTATCCGCAGATTCGTACACATGAGAGAGTCCGGCTATCTAGAAGATTATGAGCTTGTATATTATAATGGTAAGCCCGCAGTAGAGCTTAGTTTTGCAGTCCAGCTACCTGATGGATTTAGTTATAGAGGACATGTAGATGCAGTATTAAGGCATAAGATTACAGGGGCAGTAGTAGTCCTAGAGTGTAAGACTTCTAGCGGTCAGCCTAACAGCGCACAATATAAGAATAGCGGACAAGCATTAGGTTATTCCATAGTATTAGATATTCTATTCCCTAAGCTCTCTTCTTACTCTGTATTATATCTCGTGTATTATACAAAGGGCAGAGATTTTATAGAACTTAATTTTGACAAGAGTCTCTTACAAAGAGCGCTATGGTTACAAGAACTCCTTATAGACTCTAAGCATATAGAATTATACGAAGACTTTGGAGCATATCCTATGCATGGTGAGTCTTGCTATGATTTCTTTAAGCCTTGTGAGTATCTAGGGTTATGCACACTGAATACAGAGAATCTGATTACTCCTCTTACTGTAGCTAAGTTAGCTGAGATAGAAGAGAAAGAAAAGAAGTATGAATTTATAGTAGATTTCTATGATCTTGTAGAAAGCCAGATAGCTAAAGGAGAGGAATAAGAATATGACAGATAGAATGGTACTACTCCCTGAGAACCCTGGAGTCTTAAGAGATACTCTTACTGATATTAACTATCATCTTGATAATACAGAAGAGGCTATGGCTATAGCAGGAATCATTAATGCTTGTCAAGAGATTATAACTAAACAGAATACAAGATTAAATGAGTCCCATAAGTTTGAGGCTATAGTTAAAAGAGATATTAAAGAAAAACAGCAGCGAGCTGGCACCTACCACGAGTATGACGAGGATGACTACTAATATGGCTAAACTAAATACTAAAGCAGCATCTAAAACTCATAGAGTCTTACTCTTTGGTGGCCCAAAAACTGGTAAGTCACTCATTGCAGGACAGCTTGCTGAGTATTATAATCTAATCTGGGTAGATATGGAGAATGGGCATGAGACTCTATTCCAGCTACCTCCTGAATGGCAAGAGAAGATAGAGCTTATTAATCTTCCTGATACTCGCTCTTATCCTATAGCTATAGAGACCTGTCTTAAGATGGTTAAGGGGTCTGTATCTATATGCGAGCAGCATGGCAAGGTGGGATGTATGATATGTAAGAGGGTTCAGACTGATCGCTGTAAGAGTACAGATGATAGTATTAAGCATATAGAGATAGGTAAAGAACTCTTTACTGATGTAGATCTCCCTAACATGAATCATAACTCAGTAGTAGTATTTGACTCTCTTACCCAGCTCTCTAACTCCGCTATAGCTTTCATAACTAAAGACCAGCCTGATGATTATAAGCTAAACTATGATGACTGGGGTAATCTGGGTAAGCTACTAGATATCTTTCTCTCTCATATACAGCAAGCAGGGTATAATGTAATTGTAATCTCTCATGAGATAGAAGCAGAGACAGAGGGCAAGAAGAAGACTCTCGTACCTGTAGGCGGGACAAGAAACTTCTCAAGGAATATAGCTAAGTATTTTGATCATGTAATCTATGCGGAACGGAAGAATAGGAAACATATATTCGCTTCCTCTACACAGTATGCCACTAACATACTTACTGGATCAAGAACTGATGTAAGAGTAGAAGATGCAGAGAAAGCATCGCTCTTAGCTATATTTAAACCAGAGTTATATCCTGAGACTGCACATAAGTCTGAGGCAGGGAAAGAAGGGAAGAAGACAGGAAAGGTAGGAAAGTTAGCAGCAAAAGCTACAAGCACAAGCGCTAGTAAGGCGGGTGATATACTAGCTAAATTGAAAGCTAAGCAAAAATAGGAGAAAAAGATGTTACTATTAAGCAAGGAGATAGTCAAATAACCTGAGAGATAGAGTCGGTGTGACCTGCGCATTAGCTGTACGACTAAGAAAATATTATCAAGCTAATACTAGACCAATTGTTGCATGTCTAAAATAAGGATCGTACCTTACATATGGAAAGTAGTAGAACCTACAATCTATTGAAAAACTCTACAATACTATTGCATATATAATACTATACATATCTATATGCTATCATAAAATTATATACATATAAATCATATAAGGAAACATATCATGTCAGAAACAGATGATCTACTAGACTCGACACTGGATGATCTTGAAGATCTACCGGAGTTTAAACCTTTTCCGCCGGGCGCTCATAGAGTATCGGTAAGCATGGAACTTAAGGAAGTCTCTGATAAGAAGTGTGTAGAGATGTCTCTTACTCACATTGAGACTCTTGAACTTTCTACTCCTACAGACACAGCACCAACTCCAGGAGATAGCACTAATGTACTATTCTTCCTGGATAATGAGTTCGGGAGAGGAAATCTAAAAGCTTGCGGTAAGCCTCTGGCTGAAGCTCTAGGTACTACTTCAATTAGAGATACGATTGAAGCTACTACTAATATTGAATGTCTTGTACTTACCTCTAATGATAAGGATAAGAAGTATACCAATATTAAAGAGCTGAATGTAGTATAAAGATCTAAGAACCAGGTCTAGAAAGACTCTTAGATTTAATATACCTTGCAGGTTAGACTACTGTGAGGTATATTTTGTATGAGAAGTTTATTATAATAAGGAGACAGAGTGACTAGCCTAGCATCTCACATAGCTACCCTCAGAAAGAGAGAAGCATCTAAGCCTATCAAGGCTGATGATGTAATCCTTTACTGGGGTACGCTAGCTGATAAGAATTATCTCCACTTCCTTAAGCCATGTGTAGGTAGCGCTACTACATATATAAGAACTGAGACTGTAGAAACTCTTACTCAGGTATCAATGTATTGTGCTAAGAAAGGTATCACAAGAATAGTATCCTCTTCCACGTCCCTCCTTCAGAAGCTGCTGCATTGGGATAGGCGAGCAGCAGCTAAGCTAAGTAATTATGCAGGCTCTTACTTTACTATACCCACATTAGATAAGACAGATGAGATAGAAATAGTATTTATCCAGCCATTAAAACAGTTGATTACTGTACCTTATGGCCCGTTTATGGCGACAAGAATCATATCTAAGCTGACTAAACCAGAGAGTTGGTATAAGGCTACACCCTTCCCCGGCTTTGATCTAATCACAGCGACTAATGAAGCTTCAGCCTTTCATCTACTAAGCAAGTGTTTTCTAATAGCTGTAGACATAGAGACATTCAGAGAGAATGCGACTATACGCTGTATCTCCTACACAGGATTCTTTGTTACAGAAGAAGGTAATATAAAATCCTACTCCACATGCTTCCCTCTAGATTCCACTTATGCCTTAGCTACCATGCGTAAGTGGAACTGGCAACTTAAAGCACCAAAGGTATTTCAAAATGGAAAGTACGATAATGCTTATCTCTCCAGATATAATGCTCCTATATATAACTATCTCTACGATACTGCTAATATGTTCCATAGTTGGCTTAGCGAGTTACCTAAAGATCTTGGGTTCCTCAATTCATTCTTTATCAGAGAAGCTATGTATTGGAAAGATCTTGCTAATACTAATGATCTTCATGAGTATTATCGCTATAATGCTCTTGATACTTGGGGCACTGGGAATGCATTACTAGCAATGATTTTAGAGTTGCCAGATTGGGCAGTGCAGAATTACCTTACTGAGTTTCCTCTAGTCTTCCCTTGTCACATGGCAGAGATGACAGGAATAGAGAGAGATATGGATAAGCTAGCTATAGCTAGGGCTGAGGTGGATACTACTATAGCTGAGAAAGGTAAGAGCCTAGATAAGATGCTAGGAGTTAAAGGATTCAATGTTAAGTCTTCTAAACAGATGAAGAGTTTGCTTAAAATCTTAGGCTGCGGAGATCTTAAGAGTGCAGATGAGAAGAATCTTAAGAAGGCTAGATTTCGCCACCCATTCAATGCACGCATAATAAATTTGGTACTCGATATAAGAAGTGCTAGAACCATGAAAGAGAACTACCTCCAAACAGGAGAGAAAGCTAAAGAGTTTCATCACCTTGACGGCACAGGTAATAGAATCCTTACAGCTCTTAATCCTCATGGTACTGATAGCTCTAGGCTTGCTTCTAAAGAGCATCATTTCTGGTGTGGTACTAACATGCAGAAGATACCTAGAGGGCCGGTAGTTAAGCAGACTATGAGAGCTGACCCTGGCTTTGCTCTAGCTGAAGTGGATCTAGAACAAGCGGAGTCAAGGGATACTGCTTACATCTCAGGCGAAGAAGCCATGATAGCAGCAGTGGAGCACTCTCCAGATTTTCATTGCGCTAATGCTTCTGCCTTCTTTGGTATTCCTTTTGAGCAGTTATATGATGCACTGACTCATTGTAAGCTGAATATACCTATAAGAGATCTAGCTAAGAATGTTAATCATGGAGCTAACTATAATATGGGAGCCTTTATCTTAGTAGAGACTATGGGTGAAGAGAATATAGTAAAGGCGAAAAAGCTGCTAGGGCTTAATAGATTCTGGAGTTATATACAGGTGGCTGAATACCTGCTTGAGAGATTCCATAAAGCTTATCCTGGACTTAGAAAAGTATTCTATGCTGGAGTGATAGAGGAAGTATGTGAGACAGGGTTGCTAATGCATCATATTATGAGACGGCCAGCTACTTGGGATACTAAAAAAGACGGAGATAGTATCTGGGAGATTGATCCTAATACACTTACTAGAATGTGTTTCGGACACCCTGATAAGAATAAGCAACACCTAAATTCTTATATAGCTCATCCACCACAAAGTCTTAACGCACAGACATTGAATAAGGCTTGGATGAAAGTATTTCATGAGGTAGCTATGCACCCTAAGCATGGCCCTAACTTTAAGCTAATAGCACAGATTCATGATAGCATCCTATTTCAATACAGGCTAGGGCATGAGTATCTATGTGAGGAAGTAAAGGAGAGGATGGAGATACCGGTAATGATTAGAGGTTATGATGATAAGGTAAGAACATTCACTGTACCTGCTGGAATTAAGGCAGGGAAAGCAGGTAAGATTGCAACCTATTGGAGTGAGACAGAATGAAACTAGAACTTACAGTGCAGCTTAAAGGAGAGTATTGGAGAGGAGGAGCTATGGTAGAGATACCTGAACTCTTAGTAGAGTCTTTCCAGCCTATGAGAACTACTGATATACCTGAGATGACATACATAGCTGGAGAGCTTATAGCAGGCTCAGAGAAAAGTATGAAAGTTTTAAAGCTTCGTGAGGATGCAGCTAAGATCCTATCAGAGCATCTTACAAGAATGATATTAGATGAGATGAGTAAGAAGGATACACATAATGGATACTAATATACCTAAATCCTATACACCTACATACTTTACAAGAAGCGAAGGTACTCTCTGGCACAGATGGCCGGAAGATACTACAGTATCAGAAGAGCAGTTAGCAGCAGCATTACAGCCAGATTGCTTATTTGGTACGGTAGCTCTCAGAACTTCTGGTATAGCATTGTCTGTACACTCTCTGGCCTGGGGAGATCCAATAGGTACTCCTAGAGGAGGTTTTGCTAGATGGGATTGTATCAATGGCTGGACTTGTACTCTGGAAGAAGTAGCAGAACTTACTGATGGGGTTAAGAGAGTATGAGACTACCAGCTATAGATGCTAGTAATGTACTTCCTGTTCCTAGTCACTACTTGATAAAGAAAGGAGGTCAGTGGTTAAAGTCCTCGCCTAGCACTACAATATCCTTGGATCTGCTAGATGCTATGGTAGAAGCGGGAGCTAGACATTGTATAGTAGATGACAACTATAACCACATATATGCATTTAAATGGGGTCAGCTAGAAGGTACTCCTATGTGGAACTATATAGATGGCTGGGTAATTAAGATACCAGAAGAAACTAATAAGGTATAGCTAACCCCTATGAATAGCAGTAGTGAAGAGGATAAGGCAGAGGTGGATAAACCTGAAGACTTCTTCTCCTTATATCTAGAATATACATCTCATACTGAATGCCCGGTTTTCTTCCACCGTTGGTGTGCCATCACATGCTTAGCTGCATGGATAGGTAGGGACATATACTTTCCTTTTGGTCACTTTAAGATCCATGCTAATATGTATACCATGCTGGTAGGGTTAGCTGGAACTAAGAAGTCTACAGCTATTAAGATAGGAGTAAATCTTATGGAGGCAGCGGGCTACACTGATTTTGCTGCTGATAAGACCCGGCAAGAGAAGTTTCTAATAGATATGGCAGGAGGAGATGAAGCAGATTCAAAGGAATCAGCAGATGATATATTAGAAACTAACTTATTCGGAGGTGTGGATGCTAGTCTTCGTCCTCCAGCAGAATGCTTTGTAGCCTCCGATGAGATTAATAACTTCATAGGTGTAGGTAATCTAGAGTTTATGAGTATACTGGGCGACTTCTGGGATAGAGACAAGCCTTTTAAGTATAAACTTAAGAACTCTAATAGCGTAGTGATACCTTATCCTACTGTAAATATCCTCGGAGGTAACACCTTTGTAGGACTTAATAGGCTCTTTCCTTCAGAAGCTATAGAGCAAGGCTTCTTTTCCAGACTTCTCTTTATTCATGCGGAGCCTACTGGAGTTAAGCATACTATTCCAGCAGACCCAGACCCAGCTATAAGAGACAAACTTATAGAGGCATTGGTTGCTATAAAGACTAATGTGCAAGGAAAGATTACTATAACTCCTGACGGATACACTCTTCTTGATAGAATTTATAAGACCTGGGAAGGTATGAATGATATAAGATTTGATGCTTATGAGAATAGAAGATTACAGCATTTGATAAAGCTATGTATGCTCACTGCCGCCGTAAGAGTATCCAGAGAGATCTCTATAGATGATGTAATATATGCTAATACAATCCTTACCTTTACTGAATCTCTTATGCCTAAAGCATTAGGCGAGTTTGGTAAAGCTAGGAACTCTGATACTACTCATAAGATTATGCAGCTACTAGATGCAGCAGCGGAGCCTATCTCATTCCAAACTCTGTGGAAGCAGATACATATAGATCTGGAAAGAAGAGATCAGTTAGCAGAGATCTTAGGTAGCTTAGACGCAGCAGGAAAGATACAGACAGTGCAAGGGATTGGAGGTTCAGGAGGAGGGTACTTACCTATAAAGGCTAGAGTATCTGGAGGAGTGGAAGGAGCAGTAGACTGGAACTTACTTACAACAGCAGAGAGAGATTTGCTATGAGCATACTATTAGTAGTAAAGAGTGACAGAGTGACAGAGTGATGAAGGAGCTTTACCTTTGGTAAAGTATAACAGAGATGGGATAGTTATACTGAGTCGCTGGTCGCTACTGAAGCTATTATTTAACGGAGCTTTAAGCACAGGAGAAAACAAGTTATGAATGAGATGAATGAGATGAATGAACTAAACCCAGATGATAAGATTCTTATAGCCTACCATGCAAAGTGCATTGATGGATTTACATCTGCATGGGCTTGCTGGAGAGGACTTATAATGACTACCTCAATCCTATCTGAGAATATAGACCTGATGGAAATGACTTATGGTAAGCTGGATGAAGTAGAAGAAGCAGCAGAAGTCTATGATAGGATCTATTTCGTAGACTTCTCTGCACCTATTGATGTATTGAATGGCATATCTATGGACTCTACAGTAGTAGTCATAGATCACCATAAGACAGCTATTGATATGTATGAAGGGTTTTCATATCTGAGAGATAGGATAAAGTTAGTATTAGATACCACAGAGTGCGGAGCTTCTCTAGTGTGGAATCATTTTCTACCTAACCAGTACCTCCCTCAGCTGATTAAATCAGTAAGAGACTATGACCTCTGGCAGTTTAAGCTACCTCATACCAGAGAGATTAATAAGTATCTAAGGGTACAGAAGAAAACTCTAGGTAACTGGTCTGCTCTAATGGAAGAGCTAGATAATAACATAAGCTATGAAAAAGCTTTCATCAAGGGAGCTGCAATAAAAGCCTACCATGATACTATAGTCTCTAGTCTGGTAGAGCAAGCAGAGCCTTGTGAGCTTAACAGACAGCAAGGACTTGTAGTTAATTGCTCTCCTCACTTCTCTAGTGATGTAGGTCATGAGCTAGCTCTTATCTCTGGAACCTTTGGAGCTACTTGGCAGCAAGAGCCGGGAGGAGAAGTTAAGTGGAGTCTGCGAAGTAATGGTGACTATGATGTATCCGCCATAGCTAAATCTTTTGGTGGAGGAGGTCATAAGAATGCAGCAGGATTTACTCTTAAAGCTCCTACTGAAGATGTAACTAAACTAGGGATAACCTTATGGGCAAGCTAATAGTAGAGATGTTCCATGAGAATAGGATAGCACTACAAGTTGAGATTAAAAAGCACCCTGAACTTATGGAGCGCTTAGCTAATCACCAGCAGGATGAGTTTGAGATCTGCTTAGCTGAGATAGCTTCCTATTGTGATGTATTACTTCATGGAGATTATCTTCCTTCTGATCTGGATGGGCTGTGCGGAGTATTAGTTAAAAAGCTCATGGAGAAGAGAACGCCTCTGATATTAAGTAGTATCCCATCACCACCCCCACATAGTATTAATTAATATCATAATACAGGAGATATAAATATGATTAAATTATTAGATCATGGATTCATAAGACTAGTAGATCATATGGGCAGTGACTTATCTATTGTAAGAAATGCTAGAGTATCTTATGATGCTGATTGGAGAGCTGGAGAAGATGAAGGGTCAGATGCTAGGCTTATAAAGTATCTATATAGTAATGGGCATAACACTCCATTTGAAGCTGTTGTATTTACCTTCGATGTTAAAGCTCCTATATTTGTATTTAGACAGTGGCATAGACATAGGACTCAAAGCTATAACGAGCTAAGCGCTAGATATAGAGAGCTGCCTGAAGAGTTTTATGTCCCAGCAGTAGAACTTATAGGTGTACAGAGTAAAGATAATAAACAGATGCGTACATTAAGTAGTGAACCACTGACTGATATAGAGAAGCATCAAATAGGAATGTTACGTGGAACTATGAATACACAAAATAGAGAAGCTTTTCGTACATATAACAGACTGCTAGAGAGAGGAGTTCCTAGAGAACTCGCTCGCTCAGTCTTACCAGTAGCTACTTACTCTCACATGTTCGCTACTATGAATCTAAATAACCTATTCAAGTTCTTAGGAGAGAGATTACATATTCATGCACAGTATGAGATACGAGTATATGCGCAAGCTATACTAGAGCTTATTGAACCTATAGTTCCAGTAGCAGTAGCTGCATTCAAAGCTGGTTTAGGTGATGGTTATGACAACTAAGACTAAACCTTTAGGTTCTTTCAATACAACAGTAAAGGCAGAGTGGCTAGATAATAATGATCGTCGCATGTGTCTAATGGAAGACCTAAGATATACAGATCCTTCAGGTAAGGTCTGGGATGCGCCTGCTGGGTCTATCATTGATGGTGCTAGTATCCCTAAGTTTCTATGGCGTATACTAGGTTCTCCTTTTGTAGGCAGGTATAGGAGAAGCTCAGTAATACATGATGTGCAGTGTGAGGAGAAAGAGTATTCGAGTAAGGAAGTTCATAGGATGTTCTATGATGGTATGCTTACAGATAGTGTACCTAGATGGAAAGCTAGATTAATGTATTGGGGGGTCAAACTTGGTGGCCCTAAGTTTCCTGGGGTAATGAAAGAATCAAAAGAGGAAGGAGAATAGAAATGGCTAGAAGAGAGATGATACCAGCACATAGGCAGCAAGAGTTAGCTGAGATGGTAAATAAAGATGGAGGAGGTGCTCTGCTGTCAACAACTTCTCCAGAGGAGACTAGGTTAGTAAATGACTTACTAAGACTAAGAAAGATCTCAATAGAGCCTGAAGGAAAACCTTCCGATGGCTCTTCAGCAGACTACTATAAGCTTCCATTTAATAGCTCACAGCTTCAGGATCTTATATCTTTCAGAGATATGAATGCGCAGATAGGAGAGATCTTTAGAGCTACTTTCCGCTATGGTCAGTGCCCACATTCTCCTAGAGAAAGAGAACTTAAAAAGATAATCTTCTATGCTCAAGCAGAGCTTTCTAGATTAGAGAAGTATGAGCATGTAGCTAACCTAGGAGAGGAGAATAGAAATGACATATAAGAATAAAGGAAAAGAGATAGTAAGTGCAGAAGGTATCTTTCTAAGAACCTCTAAGACTGGAGCCTCTCATGTATTTGAATTTCTAGGTGCAGGAGTAGTGAATCTCCCTGTCTCTCAGTTTATTAAGGAAACAGAGATATCAGATATGGATAGTGGAGAGTGTACTGTATTTATCCCTCGCTGGTTAGCGGAGAGTAGAGGAATGAAATATAGTGATTATGCTATGGATGATGAAGAAGATGAAGGAGGTTAAAACCTTTTATTCAGTAAAATCTCTTAACTCTCCGCCACCCATAATATCCTGCATACTCTGACTAAACTTACCATTCAAATCTTGGGATAACTTATTAGCCTGACTCAGGTTGGCTACCTTATACTGCTGTAAGAACCATCTATTAAACTGCTCCTGCTTACCTCCAGCCGCTGCATAAGCCTCTGCAAACTCCTCTATCTGCTCCTTTCCCGGCATCTTTCCTGCTATCATAGTTGTCTTAATAGCCTCTCCTAGCTTAGCTCTTCTCCTAGAATCCACCAGAGTATAAGCCTTATTCCTAAACATAGCATCAAGAGCTATAGCTTCATCAAGAGGTTTCCCTCCTACTATGCGCCCCAGATTAGCTAGAGAGAGCAGATCATTAGAAGCTATTACATTACCTCGGTTGCTAGTGCTATAAGATTGCCCTAAGGGATTCTCTAAACCTTCCAGAGTCTGCGCCAATCCAGCCAGAGGTCTTGACACTCCATTATGCTCTAAGCCCTGAAGTAGGGTAGTTACTACATCTCCTCCTGCCGTCAGCTTTCCTGCAGTTTCAAATAGATTAGCAAAGAACTTACCAGTTGCCTGTACTGCTGGAACCTGAGAAGGGTCAGTAGGTATAATGGTAAGGTGCCTAGGATTAATATCACCTCTTGTATATAGATTCACTTTAAGATCAGGGTGAAGAAACATATTAGATGCCATACCATACATAAGCCAGTTGCCCGCCTGCTTACCTACTGCACCATAGGTAGCTGAGTATAGATCCTTATGCTCAGTATTACCTGAAGCTGTACCCACGATATGAGTATTAATAGCATTGAAAGCGGGTAAGCCGTTAGCTCCATGTATTGTACCTTGGAGAGCTAAGAGAGTCATAGCATCCTTAGAGCCTCCTTCACCTATATGGCGTAAGAGTTGCTGCATGAGATTGAACTGATAGGTTTGGAAGAGACCTACAGCCTGACCTATCGGCCCCTGAAACATCATAGGTCTTTGGGCTGCTAGGTAGTTACCCTGAGTTCGATTAACAAAGGTATTGATATAAGCAAGCTGTTCTTGAGGAGTTATAAGACCTCTCTTTACTCCTATGTCTGTCATCTGCTTCATCACATCAGCAGCTACAAAGCGATTGAATTCTTCAGCTAATCTATTCCCTGTCCACTTCTCTCCTGTATTAGCAGCCTCTCTAAGAGTCTTTTGTACTCCATCTACTCGTGAGTTCCAAGCAGATATACTCTCTGCTGGATTAAATGTCAGGTCATCAAGAGCTTTCTTATACTGATCGGAGATAGATGTCATGAAGCCATGTTTTCTATAGAACTGCATCTCAGGAATATCTTTCCCTTTCAAGTACTGAGGTAGGTTAAATTTCCTCATGCTATTAAATATCATCTTACCAGCAGCTAGGATAGATCGATCAGTTCCAGGTACTGCTATATGAGATAACTCTGTCCACTCACCCCAGACCTCATCTCCTCCTTTTCTGATAGATCTTATAATAGAAGCAGTCTCTGCACCTAAGAGCACATTGGCGCTTATGGCATTAACTACTGCGTTCATCTGATCCCAGCGCAAGACTACAGTAGCTATAACACTATTAGTTTTCTGCACTATATTAGTTAGCTCACCTCTGCGTGCCTGATGGTTAGCAAAGAGATCCATACTCTCATCATACGCTGCACCTTTATATCCTCCCTCTTTTAGCATTCTATTAGCTTCAAGAAGTTCTTGAGGGTTCTTAGCTCCCTCTACTGTATCAGATACTTTAGTAAGCAGTTTAGTAAAAGCTCGGTCTACTAGCTTGTTAGTCTCAACAAGGAAGGGGTAATCTGAGTACTTACGAAGTCCAAGAGAAGTCTTAATAAAATCTACATAAGGATTAGCTATCACATCATCAGCATACTTAAGGGTAGAGATGCCAGAGAACTGGGAAGTCTCTACTCGTGTAAAGTTATCCCCTAAGCGGCGCAATTCAGCAAAAGGAACTTCATACTTAACAGCTACAGCTTCTCTCACTAATCCAGCAGCTCTCTGCAAATGCCAATTAAGGACGTCATCTACAATTTTCTTAGGGTCAGTAGGTACAAGATAAGAAGAACTTACACCTTTCCTATACATTGCTGCATCAAGATAGTTATCTGATAAAGTTTTTTCATATTCGAACTGACCTCTATCCTTATAGTACTTCTCTGCATCGCCTTTAAATCTGACAGTAAGATTAGGATTATTATCTAGTTTTCGCGCCATAACCTTAAGCTCATCAGCAGTAGAAGCATATAAGGTCTTAGTGTGCCCGGTTCCTGTGATAGATTTATCTTCTACAAGAGCAAAATGTTTATAATCTTTAGGATTTACAGGGATAGGATAATATGCTTCAGGGTCTCTAGTATAAGGGGTGCCTTGAGATGTACGTAAGATGCGATACTTTTCTATAGTCTTACCATTAAGCTCCATGTTCATAGCTATCTGCTGAGCTGCTTCTGCATTCTTAATAGGAATCTCTAATGGAGCATCTAATACTGTAAGTACAGGTCTCTTAGGTATAGCTTTACCTGTAGCTGTAGCTTTAGCTGCCGCAGCCTCCCAGCGTTTAATAGCTAGAGGAACCATAGCAGTTCTAGCCTCATTAAGGGTATAACTAACATCAGGGATGGAGCGTAATACATTATCCAGTGTAGCATACTCAATGGCAGCTCCTGTATTCTGCCCGAGTTTATATAAGGAGGCTTCCATAGTCTCCATAACAGACTCCTTTGCCTTATCTATGACTCTTAGAGTAGTCTTCCCTATGTACTCAGTCTTTGCAGCAAGAGTTTTATAGTTACTAGAAGCAGCCCCAAATAGGGTAGCTCCAGACCCCATCCTATTAGCTTCCTCTTGAATTTCTCTAGCGCTTATCTCAGGGAAGTTCTTAGCTTCCTCTCCTATAGCTTCTCCAAAAGCATTATTAGTTCCTTGCATGTATAACTTCTGCTGCTGCTTGATTCTTACCATATTCTCAGACACATGGCCTTTACTAAGACCTGTAAGATCCTTAGCCTCATATGCTAGCTTAACTGTTTGAGGTACTTCAGTGAGATCCACTACACCAGCAGTTTCTTTTCTAATGCCTTTATCCACTAAGCCTTTTGTATAATCTCTAGCATAAAAGTCAAGAGCAAGAGCATCATCTGAGATACTTTGAGATCTTGTACCTGAGAGATATCCGGGCCTCACATTAACTACAGCTTCAATCTCATCCTGAGAGAGTTGTACATTTAGTTTCTCTTGCCCTTGTTTCTTAGAAGCCTTACCCATCTTAGAGGTTTTACCTAGGCGCTTAGCCTGAGTCTTTACATCTGCTAAGTGTACTCCTACAGTCTGCTTAACTTCGAGAAGGTGGTTAAATAGAGACTCTGGATCACTATAAGATATAAGATCTCCAGTCTCAGTCCGAACTTTTATAGAAGGTGAGAACTCTCTATATAACTTCTCCATCATAGGAATATCAAACTCATCTACTATTACAGGCTTCTTAACTGTAGACTCAGGAAAAGCCTTAAGTTTAGAGGCCCATAGATATCTTGCATTAGCTTCTAAAGGATCAGCTCTAAGAATATTCCAAGGCTCTTTAGGAGAGAATTTCCAGGTCTGTTTTCCAGCAGATACATAAGTAGGCTCAATTATGATCTTCTGTCCTTTCTTAAGAGTATCCACTACACTAGTGATTCTAGGAGCTGCATCAAATACTTCGCCAGCTCCAGCTCCCCAGATACGAGTGTGAGCTACATTAAGAGACAGGTTTCTTTCTGCTGCTTGCAATGCCTCATCTCCTCCTCCAGCAGCAAGCTTACCTAGCTTAGCTATCTCTTTCTCTATATCAGTTACTTCAGCAAGCCTAGCTGCTCCTTTAAGACCCATAAAGGCACTAAGTCTTTTATCCGGTGAAGCGCCTCTTGAAGCTCTATATACTGCCTCAGCTACAACCTCATCTCCTTTAGCTATCTTCCCTAGATTCATACGGATGTCACCTTCTATCTTAGTGATCTTTTCCTTAGCATAACCTGCAAGAGTCTCAGCAGTTATGATTGTATCTTCTGCTCCTGCCTTGATTCCGGCGGCTGGTATCTTAGGCATAACCTTAAGCTGATCCAAATCTATAGCTATGGCTTCATAAGGATTAGATTTACCAGCTGGAGACCCTAGATACTTCCAAGGGGAAGCTACTCTATCAGCAGCAGTAACTGCCTTCCTTGCTGTATAGAAGCTTTTAATTGCACTGACTCCTCCGCCTATACCTCCGAATAGTCCTGCGCCCCATAAGATATTAGATGTCATATCTCCTAGATCTTTACCCTCAAGGATAGGAGAGCTAGACATGGTAGCAGATATAGCTATTTCGAAAGCAGCCATCTCATAAGTAGCTTGACCTAAACCAGATCCAGCAGCAGCTAATACATTCCTATTTATAAGAGATGGTACAGAGTCTCCATTGACTGCTTCGGAAAGAGCCTTAGCTAGATGTCTCTGCTTATTAGGAACGAGGAGACCTAGAGCTTTAGATGTATTAGCTCCAAACTTATTAGCAGCAAGTGCCCCCTTAAGAGCTGACTGCCCTGCATGAAGCGCCTTAATGCCTGCCATACCTGGAATCCAAGAAGAGGCAAGGAAGCCTGTTAGATCTATTCCTTCCTTATGCTCTTGGTAATAGTCTCCAAGATTTGAATCTAACCCTGCTATAAACTCTTCTGGCCCGGATACATCATAGTCACCGCCAAACATATTACCTATACTAGCAGGTATATTATATAACTGATTAGCCCCAGATATAATAGAGAGACCTACGAACTTAGGTACACTATCTACTGTATCAGCAACAGACTCAGCAAAGGTCATATTACCATTTGCTAGATTATGGCTATCAGTAGCTACCATATAAGAAGGCATCATGACTGGACGGTTATCTTCCTCTTCTCCCTGTCGTAGCAAGGACTCTTCATAAGCTGTTCTGAAAGCTGTTGACATTAGAATAGATCCCTCCCAAATAGAGAAGCTTTAACCGCTATAAGCTTAGTTAGTGCATTCATAATCTCAACTCTCTTTGTGCTATCTACCAAAGGGTAAGGCTCTGGTACTATACCAGTGATATAAGAGCCTAAGTAAGCAGCACTGCCGACTGCTGCTACCGAAGCTGCTACTGGGGCGGCCGCTACTGCTGCAGCACTTACTCCTAGCGCAGCTCCTCCAGTAGCTCCTGTTGTGCGCTCTGAAAAGAGAGGAGGCTCTACAATCTCAGTGATATAAGAGTCTTGTGCTAGCAGACCTGCACGAGTAAACATCTCAGTCTCATTATTGTGATCTACAGCTCCATCAAATATAGTTTCTAATCCTAGCGCTGCTTCTTCCATAGTAATAGCTTTAGATGCTATGCCAGCCACAGCAGTCTCATAGAGTAACTTAGCGTTAAACTCTTTCATCTCTGCAAAAGCTGGAACCTTCTGGAATAGAGCTGAATCTCTTACTGCTTTACGCTTAATAAGTACAGCCATTGGAGGAGCTTGAAAAGGATTACTAGCATCTCCTGCCTTAATCTCTCTTCTCCATGCAGAGATTATAGGCTTAGCATGAGCGTCAAGTTCTTGATTATAAGCAATCTGCGTTTTAGGTACCTCTCTCTGAGGGTCAGAGGTCACAGTTCTCTCATAATCCTGCCTAAGTTTTACTATCAATTTCACTGGAGGTAATGAAGGATCTGCACCAGTAATACTAATAGTTTCATTAGCATCTCCTACAGATAAGCCAAAAGCATTATCTTCTCGCTGCCCTATTTGCTGGAGCTTCTCTATCTTAAGCCTCTCTTTTACAGTACCTGCATTCATCTTTCTATCTATAACAACTTCAGCCTCATCTATAGGATTACCTGTAACTGCCTGACCTATCTGTACATTAGTAGCATATATAGCCTCTACTCTCTTATCAGATTCTATATCTCTTAGTTCCTTATCTATCTTAGCCTGCCGGAGCTCTCTCCTCTTAGGATCTTTTATATTTTTAAGATCCTCTTGTGCTATCTCAAGAGCTACAGCTCTAGCTGCTGCCCCTGATTTATAATTCTTCATAGTCTCTTCATGGCGCTGCTGTGTAGCCTTAGCTTCAGCTTCCCTAGCTTTCTGGTTAGTGACAGTATTCTCTAACCTTACCAACTCAAGTTTAATAGCTACCTGCTGTGCATCAGCAGTCATGCCAGAGCGTAGTGCTGTAGCATTATCTCTTATAGCCTCAAGCTTTATCTCAGCTGCATCTATATTAGCCTGCTCAGCAACACCTCTACGACCTGCATCTATAGTTGCTGTATTCACAGTCTTCTTAGTAGTAGTCACAGCTCTTGCTATAGATTCTTGTGCAGCATTGATACCAGCAATAGTCTCACCTATATCATCTCTCTTATCTTCTATACCTTCTGCCTTATAATAAGCTTCATTTACTTTAGTGAGATTACTAAAATAACTAATTAGTCCAGTAGTCGGTACATCTCTTGCAGCTTCTAGTTCTTTATTAGCATCAATGAGCTCCTTACCCGCTGACACATAAGCTGTCATAAGTTCTTTCTGGAAGTCAATACCGCCAGCAGCCTCATACGTAGCTATCTTAGAGTTCTGCGCCTCCAGCTCAGCTAGCCCAGATACCATATCTATAAGCTGTACATCTTTAGCCTTATTTTGTATAGACTCCTGTATGTATTCAGAAGTTGTAGCTATCTCTGCTGTACTTTTAGTTTGCGCAGCAATAGCCACATCAGCTTTAACCGAAGCTCTCTCTACTGCTGTTCTTGCAGCGGCTAATATGGGATTGACAGCTTTCTGTGAGTTAGGGGTCGGCATAGTATATACTCCTAAAGAGCTAAATCAGAACCAGTTAAGAGGGTTTAACTTAGTATCAAGCAAACCTCCCTCTTCTTGAGCCTGAGTCTGAACTTCTTCCGAGGTAGTTGTACCAGCTTCTTCCTCTACTAGATCTCTAGTAGATACTTTCTTAGCTGTGAGTTTAGCTATCTCTCCAGCTAGGTTAGCTAGTAGATTACCAGAGGCCTGACTAGCTACAGAGGAACTATATATACCTGCTATATTTTCCTCAGAGAAGATGCTAGCTAACCCTTGCTCAGAACCTAAGATGTCTTGGATGATTCTTTGTACACCAGCCTCATCTATCTCTAACTGCTCAGAGATAGTACCTCTCTGTGTACCAACTTTAGCTGTAGTACCAGAGCCAGTACCTCCAATAGTGGTACTACTACTACCTCCGAAGATATTTCCCAGACCCTCAGTGATATCTAAGAATCCTGAGCCTCCTGCTGATAACTCTTGTCCTGCGCCTGGTGGTGGCATAATATATCTCCTCTTAAATTATCTCTATTCTATAATAAGATTACTATAGCATATTCTATACTGTAGACTAGGTAGGAATTACATGCTCAATACCATCAAAAGAGCCAGAGGCAAAGGTGTTATTAGCTTCTGCTGTGACTGTAAGTTTGATATCAGAACTCCCGGGTACGTATAAGGGAAGTATATAATCTTTATTAAATACATCGCCGGTCTTAAAATGGTGGCGATCTCTCCACCCAGATTCAGATCCTAATATATTCTCTCTAACTCTGAGTGAGCCCTCTAATGGCTTAGCTGCACCATCAGTAGTAACAGAGGTATGCGTTATGTATAGCTCCTTATTACTAGGTACAGTATATATAGCCTGATGCGTCTGCCCCTGAGTTGCTGCTATAGTCGCATATGTGAGAGTCTCATCATCAGGATGTCCTGCTGTAGCTGTTCCTGTATAGATATGGATACTCCCAGCATTCTCTTCACCGCTACCATAGGTAGCTACATAAGCTCTATTAATTCTATGGTATTGGTTAGCTGTAGTTACTATAGTCTGTCCATTTAAGGAGATAGTCTCACTCTGCTCAAGGAGATCGGCATCTAAGCCTTCTATGTATAAGGTTCTTGCTCCTGTACCAGCTGAAGTATCATTAACATCTCCTGAAGATACATTCATAGTAAGAGCGGAGGCAGGCCAACCTACTGTACCTCCATGCTCCCATATATCTTCAGTTCCTATATCTACATCTATATTAGAGCCAAACTTATGTAAGGTTGAGAGACCTGGAACAGATCCTCTAGCTACTTCAAAGAAGAAGTTACTAAATGCGAAAGCTGTCATAATATAGAATTCCTATATGTATAAGGGTGATGTTATGGAGAGATCTCATCTATCTTCTCCACCAGAATCTCTAAAGCTGAATGAATCTGAAGTAGTGCTGCATATACTTCTGGGTCTTCTACCTCTGGGACATTACCTAGATTAAGGTTTATAGCACTATTGATTGTAGCTATAGGCGCAGTGTTAGGTAGACCTAAATCTATTGTTGCTACTCTAGGAGTGATAACTAAGGAGTCTGTAGTAGCAGTTACATTTACATCAAGAGATATAGTAGCTACATTCTCTGTGAGATTTAAGAGATCTACAACAGTAAGTATATTAGTGCCAAAAGCTACTGTGGCTACATTCTCTGCTAAGGTGAGTGCATCAGTAGTGACTGCTATATCGCGATCAAGAGCTATCTCTGCAGCATTAGGAACTAAGGAGAGAGCATCTGTAGTTACTGCTACATTATAGCCTATGTCTATAGATGTTGTATTAGCTGTTATAGTAAGTGCGTCAGTTGTAGCAGTTACGTTCACACCGAGAGTGATTGCAGCCGCCTGCTCTGCTAAGGTGAGAGCTGCTGTAGTGGCTAGTATACTTATATCATTAGCTATAGACGCAGCTTGAGGAGTAAGTGTAAGCGCGTCTGTGACGGCTAGAACATTCCTATCTAATATGATTGTAGCTGTATTAGCAGTGATAACTAATGCATCGGTAGTAGCTGAGATACTTATATCTAATGCGACTGATGTAGCATTCTCTGTGAGTGCAAGAGCATCTGTAGTTGCTATAACATTTGTGTCGCCTGCTGAGAGATCTACAGTAGCTGCATTCTCAGTAAGAATGAGAATATCAGTAGTGGTTGTTATAGATATATCTAAAGCTATTGAGGCTGTAACTTCTGTTAATACTAACGCATCAGTGGTAGCTGTTACAGAAGTGTCTCCAGTAGCCTCTTGCTTCTCTATAGCTCCTCTATCTATACCGCTCTTCTGTATAGCGCCCCGGTCTAGGAAGCTCATCTCGGACGCAATCTATTCTTTTCTGTATAAGAGTCTTCCGCTAACTCAATCAGTGCATTGTATACAGCTCTGTTAGCATCTTCAGTAGTACATTGATTCCTTATGCGAAAATCAGCTATCAGTGTATCCAGTGAGTTAGTAATAATTGTAGCTTCTGCTGCTGGTATAATTAGCTTATTCATTAAGGGAGGTCTCCTGCGTCTACACCATTATCAATTGGGGCACTTGCAGCAGCTAGTGTGTAATCACGAGTCGCTGAATTAGTGAATGGATCACTATTAGCAGTCTCGTCACTAACACCTTGAGTAATCTGAGAGATGGAGGTCGCACAACTAACAACATCATTATAATCACTAAGATTTATAGAATCAGAATCAACGCCATTGCCACTATTACCAGCATCAAGTATACCGATGACACAATCCATAACAATATTATTAATAGCAAAGAATGGGTGAGAGGTAGACGAGCTTTGATGTAACCCTTCAGTGCCCGCTGCATCATCTCCATCCACAGTACAACGTATGTGACCGCCAGACCCAGTAAACCTAATTTGACCATTAGTATTAGCATAAGCAATACATGAGACAGCTATGCCTGCATTAGCTAACCAGCCATGGCCTGTATTAGTATGAAACTTACAAACTAGAGCATAACAATCATTATCTACATCAATACCACCAGCACCATTATTATCAGCAGTGCATAGATAAAATAAGTGCAGGTTATCGCCCTGTAGCCCATAACTATCATTATTATCAAATCTGCAGCCTACCCAAGTACAGCTATCCCCAGTAACTCCCATATCAACACCAGTACCACTACCTCCAGTGAATCTAAATCCTTTGAATAAGTGATACCAAGCTACTGATCCAGACATTAGCATTGCATTAGTCAGTGTATTAACATTAGCATCAAGTATAACAATAGGCCCGTCTACTGGACTCCAGTCACCTATAGTAGTTGTGTAGGCTTCATAGGTAACCGGTGACGAATGTGTAGCTGTAGTTAAGGAGATATTGAGTACTGCGCCTGTAGCACCATCTTGGTCTGAATATGTTCCTGCTTTCACCCATACTTTATCTCCCGCTACTACATTATCAGCAGACTCAGCAAGAGTAAAAGGGTCTCCAGACGTTCCAGCTCCTCCACCAGCAGCGCCAGCAGTTACATAGTATTGAGACATTGCTAACCTCCTAGACTGCTGTAACTATTAAGTAATAGTAAAGAGACCACCAGCGCCCCAAGTGACAGTAAGCGCACCAGCGCTCATATCCACTGGCCCACCTAACTCTATGAAGCATAGTGCATCTTTACCTGCATCTGTAAAGTTATATACTATACCCCAGTAAGCATCCACATCATTAGAAGCATTTTGTGCCCAGGTAGGGTTTACCGTAGAGTCAAATGTCATAACTCCAGCAGCTTCTGAGACTAAGGTGCTTAATGCGCCAAGTGATGTACCATTAGCTACATAAGAGCCTGCTGCCCCTACTTCTGTAAAGTCACCAAATACTGGAGTTGCTGTAGCTGCCGTAGGTATTGTAGTATTATCCATAATAGCTAGATAGAATACATCAGTAGAAGCCCAATCACCAGCTAGCATCTTAGCCTTGGCTTCATCAAACACAATCAGATCACCTGTAGCCATTTTCTATCTCCTTCCATTAAGAGTGTATGTAATAAATAAGGTAGATAAGCTAAACTTACCTATGAGTAATAGTGAGTGAGTCTTAGCTGTAGTATGGAAAGCATATTTTCTCATATTATCCACAGAAGATACCAGAGTTCCGGCAGCTTTACTAGAAGTAGTCTTGCCATTAAGAGAAGCTAGATCGGTTATAGAAAAGGTAGAAGCTGTCTCCACATTCTCAATCTCTACTCCTTGTAATGTGGTCATCCTATTTCTAGTAAACTGAAGCTTACCAAATATAACTACTCCATTAGAGGTAACTGAGGGAGAGGAGAAGTCTAAAACTTTAACTTCTCCTGTCTCCAATAAGAAAGCTATAGACTCCTTACTTACCTCAACTTGTGCCCCTACATACTCAAAACAATCTACATGAGTTACCTTGAGCTTGCCTAATCTCTTAAGAGTAACATCATATACAAGAGCATGAGTGAACTCTGTTATCCCATAGCTTATAACAAGATACCTAGAAGCTATGAACTTAACCTTCTTAAGCATAGTAGTAGTAAGGTCAGTGACTGTAAAGTCTGTAGTACCTTCATCAAAGTCTTCGAATCTCTTACCTGCGAGGAAATCTGTAGCTTCTGGAAGTATAAGATCAGCTTTCTGAGAAGTTATAGACTGCACTCCTGCTTTTGAATAGGAAAACTGAGATACACTATTAGCTTCATAAGCTACAAGATCTAGAGAGATCCCTCCTTTAGATGAAGCTACCTCTCTTAGTTTAAATGGGTACTGAGTATTACCAGTATATGCGCCTGATACATTATTAGTTTCAGTGTAGAATATGACTCCTAGAGAGTTAGCTAATGCGAAGACTATCTCCCCTCCTAAGTTAGATACACTGCCTCCTCCAGCACCAGTAACAGTACTTGGAACGAAATCTGTTGGATCTATCGTACTACTCCAAGCCATGTCAAATACAGTGTAGCAGATTAGGTGGCCAGAGGAAGCTACTACCCCTATAGTATTTACTAGATTTATACCAGTAAGAGCTATTGAATCTATTGTATCTGTAGCCTCATTATAGATATAACAGCCTACAGATTTATAATATATATAGGATACTCCATTCACTGTGCCTACTGTTATATCATTTACAGGAGTAGCAGTAGTAGAGGCTAGCTTAAGCCATACAGAAGTCCCAGATTTAATTACATATATGTCGCCATCAGAGGTGAATCCAAGATATAATCTAGTTCGTACATTACCATAGATTACCCTGACATCAGAGAAAGTAACTACTGCTGGTGCTGGCGCAGGGATAGTAGATAGATAGCCTACTGACTCTAAGCCATCAATCGAAGGCATTACATTATGGCAGTAATAAGCTCCCGGAGCCTCAATAGATCCAGGTCTAGTCTTATCTGAGCCACCTATGATAGTTCTAGGCTGCTGCTCAGATAAGAGAGGAAAGGTAATATCCTTTATAGAGAGTGTATAGTCTCTTAGTGCCATAGTATTAGTGCCACTTCCCATCTATGAAGAAAGCCCATAATGCAGCTAGAGCAAGAACAAAACCAGTACTCCACTTAACAAAACGAACTAAACCATTAGCTGTTCTCCAAGCAGTAACTAGGCCAGCTACATTATCTGTAAGATGATCTATTTTTTCTTCTAGATTCTGCAGACGTAATTCATAATGATCAGGAGATCTACGCTCTGGGCCATGATATGAAGGGGCAGGTTTAGATTTAGGTTCTGAAGTATCCATTAGTTTATCAAGAAGCTGCCAGAGATATAGAAGCTAGCTGCAGCTGTAAGCTTATCTACATGCATAGCACTAACTCCAGTTGTTGCTGTCCATTGAGATAGAGATAGCTTATCGGTGCCCCCTCCCATAGTACACTCTACGGCATCTTTTGCAGCAGGGAGAGCCATCCCACTAAAAGCGACGAACGAGCCTGGAGAGTTCATGCCAGATCTAGCTATCACTGGAAAGTTACCTATATGTGCAGGATCAGTGCCTACTAAAGTGCCCAAGCTAGACATTGTCATCCAGATGTCATAAAAGAATCTATTCTCTATAATACTATACCAGCCTTGCTGTACACTATATGTAGGATCTGTAGCTACCCCTACACCTAATTTAGAGTCCCATAATTCAGGGAGAAAAGATCCTCTAGTTCCATTAGCATATACAATATCTGTACCATCACAGCGTAGAAGTATCTCTTCTCCTGCAGCTATAGATACTAATGGAGGTAGTGAAAGATAAGGAGTCAGTATTTGAGCTGTACTATTCTTCATATAGAATAATCTCTCAACAGAACCTATTTCAATATTGGTAGATCCAGTAAGTAAAGCTCCTGTATCTGTAATCTCCAGATTAGGGTAAGTGTTCTGCAAGTCTGTAAGAGTATAGGCTCCTCCACCAGGATCAGCAGTCATGTTATGAGCTATAGATTTAATCACAGGCTGTTCTTGAGTTCTCACCCAGCCAATAGTGCCATCTCCTCCAGTTGGACGTAAGATTGTAAGATCATCATCCACATAGGTTCCAATAGCTGCACCAGTAAACTTCTGAAAGAAGTTCTCTCCTGTGTCACCCACAGTAGTTTTACCTTGTGCAAAGAGTAAAGTCTCAGTACCAGCATAATCTCTAATAGCTTGGTAATTAGTCACAAAGATATCAGTGTCTCTTACATCTACTGTGCCTGTGATACCAGTGTAACCTACGACTACAATCTTATCATTAAGGGTAGCAGGTACTACAAGACTAAAAGTGCTCGTAGTACCTTCAGTGAAATCAACTCCAAGTTCCATGTGTACGCCATTCTTAAATACCTCTAAGGCTCCAGTACCTAGAGCATAAGTGAATCCAACAATGGTAAATAGAGTCTGGTTAGCTGTAGCTGTAAAACTCTCAGTAACTCTCTTTGTGTCAGCAATAAGATCTACTAAAGATCTTGGCTGCCAAACATTAGCTTCACCCATAGTAGGCTCCTTCAAATAAAGATTTAATATCCAACATCAGATAGTCCTGACATTCTAAGTAATACATACTCTTCTGCTACAAGTCTCTCATAAGCAGAAGACTGTTCATCAAATCCAATAGTTTTAAATATAACTCTAGCAGCTTCCTTTATAATAGCATATGGATGCTGCTCAGCTACCCAGGAAGCATACCCTGTGTCTGTCACTATAGGTAATACATAGCATCCTA